TCGAAGCGCCACGCAGGAAGAAGTAATGGGCAGCAAACCAATCGCCGTTCTTTCGCAGATAGCCGCGAGAGTTATCCGCCGTGTTGATCCACAGGTCGCCCTCCTGCACGTTGTTGCTGCCAACAAGCGCCGGATCGGTGTCGCTGGTGAAGGTCGCGTACCCCTTGCGGGTGATGCTGTCTGCGCCCTTGAATTTGCATCGCGTAGCGCCGTTGATGAAGAACGGAATGTGCTTCGCGCCCTCATAAATCCATGGTTCGCTCGTGCCGCCCTGCATTTCAATATAGCTGGGAAGCCAAATCTTGGTGTTGAAAGTGCCGATGTTGTGGTTCGTGCCGTCAACATACTCCATATAATTGACCGTACACTCCTCAAGCATCCTCTGCCAGGTTTCCGGCATAGCCGGGATGATGCGTGCAGTTAACCAGGCATACATTTCCGTTGCCGGGAATCCGCCCTCGGTCGTGCCAGTCGGATTCATTCGATGGTAGCGAGACAACAGGGATGCGCAGATGAAGTCAATCTGCGTTGCCTGGCTGGCGTCGGCGGCCAGCTTGTAGCTTCCGAAGTTGCCAACCTCCCAGCTGTAAGTTTCGCGGGGCCATTTTGCAATCCGGGAGCATACGGCGTCGCCCAGGTCTCCGTACCAGATGCGGCAGTTGTGCAGTACACCCGTAGCGTAATCGGAAAGTCCGCCGGTGTCGCTCTGGGCCGCGCCAAGGATCAGGGTCTTGTCGGTCACGGTGTCGATAACCTTCGTCAGCTCGGAGTAGCCAATCTTCATATCGGCGCATTTGGAGGCATAGACCTTGAGGTTTCTGCTGCCTGCTTCATGCCGCAGAACAACAATTTCTCGGTCGGTGGCCGATGCGGTGCCAAGACTGTTGGTAGACCACTGGACGGATACGCCGTTCAGGTACTTCACCCTGAATCCCATAAATCCGTCATCCTGGAAACAGGAAAGCATCGTTGCATCCGCAGTCGTTTTGGTGAACGTCATGTCGGCAACCAGCGTCCATGCCTGGTCAATGCCGCCGGACAGGAGCTTGATACCCGTGTCGTAGTAAGTCTCGCCGTCAAATACCATTTCATCGGCCAGATCAACATATTCGACATTGGTAAACTCCGGCTGATAGCCCATGGTGATGCGGATTCGATCCTTCTCTACAAAGTAATCCTTGGCCTTGTTATTGCGCTTGATGGCATACAGCTCAACGTCCGTCATGCTCTCGGATTCGGTTCCGGGTGCAGGAAGTTCGCCGCGCTCCCAAAGAGCCTGCACGTCAATATCGCGGTCGATGAAGCCGGTGCTCTTGTTCCAGTCCTTGAACTGGTAATAGACCGCCATGCTTTCCTCGTCCGTTCTGGTCGGCAGCTCCGCGTCGTATACCGCGTCGGACGCATAGGGGTAATCCGCTTCCTTGTGGATCGTGTTCATGTGATCCATCCAGCGCACATGATACATGCGTGCCGATTCGACAAACAGCGCCGTCAGCGTTCTCGGTGCAATGATGTTTGCAAGCGATCCATCCCACCCGTCATAGGTGTAAACCGTGGAAATGCTGCTCTCGCGCGAGGGCGTAGGGATCAGGCCGGTTGCAGCCGGGTCGGGAGCGTCCTCGTTTCGGTCGATGTAGATGTCATACAGCTTGGAGCCGTCCCAGTTGTTGAAGGTGACAAGGTACTGCTGCACAAGCGTATCGTAGGAAAGGATCAGGTCGCTCCATGCAGCGCGGTATGCAGCCAGCTTGCTCTGGCGCATAACCGGCGTATAAACCTTGCCGGTCAGCACCGAAGTCTCAAGGTTGTGGTCGCTTTCATCCAGGCCCTTGAGGCCAACCAGCCAATCCAGCAGATCGGTCGTTTCCAACATCCAGTCAATGCCCAGGATGCGCACGCGCGTCAGTCCGGTTGCAGATTTGATAATATCCAGCACGTTCAGCGTGGGACATTCCTCAATGCGCAGCGTGCGCAGATTGTTATAGCCGGTCATGCGGAAGTCGGCCAGTTCCTTCAGCGCAACCGCAGAAAGGCTTGCGACCGCCGGAATGTGCGCCGTGCGCACCTTGCCGCCACGCGCAAAGTTGACGCCCGTGATGCCGCTTCCTTCCGCTTCCAGTGTCGTCAGCGCCCCGCAGCTCGTCAGATTCAGGCCGACGGCCATATTGGGACATCCGCGGATGTCAAGCACTTCAAGCAGGGTGTTGTTACCAAGGCCGATGGTGGTAGCGTTGGTATTGGTATACCCGGTCGTGCCGTCGCCGAATTTCAGCCTGCGCAGCTTGACCGCGCTGGCGATGTTGAAATAACCGACATACAGCGCAGCCAGATCACCAACGTCTGCGATATTCGATGCGCTGTACAGATAGATTTCCGTATCATTCAGCGTATCAATGGGGCATACAAGCTCATAAGCCACATTGCGCTTGGCGCGTACGCGGGCTTCGCCGGAGCCGGACTTGAGATGGATGTACATGTCCGCGTAGGGCGTTACCGTGATGATGCTGCTGGGGGCTACACCTGTCCAATTCTCCGGGGTGTAAGCGCGGAAGGTGATCGTGTCGGAGGTGGCAATGCTGCCGTTGTATTTGCTGGAACAGTATTTCTCCTGGTAGGTTTCATACTGCCTGCGCTGATCCTCCTTTGTGCCGTACATCATTTCCAGGTAGGCAACCGTGCCGTTGTTGGTAAATGGCTTGATGTACTTTTTCCACATGTCTTCGATGATAAGCGCTTCCGGCCTTGCGCCCTGATATTTCTTGTACTTTGCCAGGATACGTTCTGCGTCCCATGCACCCTTGGATTCAAGGGATACGAACATCGCCTTGCAGTCATCAAACATCAGGTCGCGGACATTGCACCAAATCACGCTGCCCGATGCATTGAAGACATCCTTGGAGCCGATGGTGTCCGTGTCCTCCATGCCGTAGGAGAGGGTCAGGCCGCCCTCGTTGTCGTTACCGTCAGCCGTATCGTTGTCATAGTCCTTGGTAAAGTCCCAATGTACGCCGTCCGTCGTGCTGACAAAGACGTTCTTCGCGCGGTTATCGACCATCGAGTGACGTTCGGTAAAGACATAGTGGTAGATCAGCGAATCATGCACAAAGTAGTTGCTGTACTCGTTGATCCACTTGGCTGCACGATACTCTGCTGTATCGTGGGTGTAGGTGGTCTCGCCATAGGTCACAGCAGGGTTAAGCGCTGCACCCGTCGCCGCTGTGCGGTCGGTGGACACAACCCAGGAGAGGAGGCGCTGGAACGCAATCCTCATGCCGTTGGTGGGCTCCTTGGGATAGCGGAACCCAAAACTGCCCTTGCCGTCCCACGTTTCGTTGGTCAGGTCGGCATCTTTGAAAAGGCATTGGAAGTTGGTGTTGTTGGAAATCTCCACACAGCACTGCAGGGGGTAATGTTCCTCGTCATATCCCTGGCCGAACACATCAAAATTCTTTTTGCTGTTGTTCATGTCGCCGCAGCCAAACAGCGCTGTGCTGCCCGCCGGAACGCTGATAGCGCCCATCTGCACCGTCTCGTTGCTGGTGTTGTGGAAAAATACGACGCACGGATGACCTTCAACGGTGTCGCGCACGCGCGGATCGGCGGCTCTGGCCGGGGTAAAGTAGGGTTGATAGGTGTTGTACTCATCCGCCATGATGACGTTGTTGGCATTTTCGGAGCTGGCAACATTCAGTTTGATGTTGAAGTAATCAACGCCGATGCTGTTCTCCGTCATGCTGTACACGTCCGCCTTGGTATCGTCGCCAAAAACAAATCCGTTTTTGAACTCAAGGTCGAGATTCAAGGCCGATTCGCCGTACTGCGCAGAGGATGTACCCTGCGCTTTCATTACCACGCCCTCGCCGGTGAAGGTGTGGGCGTCGCCGCCGCTGCGCATGGTATGTACAACCTTGCACGTCACCTTGTCCTCCTTGCCGGTCGTCATGCGCTCGGCATAGATTTCAATCACGCGCAGATCGGGATTGGCCCCCTTGAGTTTCTGGATGTCGATATCGCCGTTCTGATCGTAGATGTCGTTGCGGGTATAACGTGCTACCATTTCCTGTGCGTCCGGGGCGTCTGCAATCCAGTTCTCGTGGATTTCATACTGCGTCAGATCGTTGGAATAGGCCTTGATTCGGTAAATATGGACGTCGCACTCGTTGGAGCCGATGGTGAACATCTGCTCCTGATCCTGTGTGAAGTTGTCGTTCTCCTCGTAGATGGCGACCTTGGAAGGGACACCCTCCAGCCAGATCATCATGACGCGATCCTTGCTGTCCGGCTCAATATTGACGTCCATTTCGATAATGCTATCCTCGCAGTACGGCACTTCCATGGTTGTCTGCTCGGATTTGAGCGTCGCCCTCTGCGCCTGCACCACAAGGCCGATGCCATCAGAATAACAGCTTGCTACCTGGGCGTCGTAATTGCGGCAGTTGGTTGCCTTGAAGACGATCTTGATTTCCTTGCCCGTGCGCATGGCGTCGTCGCCGAACAGGCCCTTGTCGAAACTGACACTCGTTCCGCATTTTACGCAGAAATAAGTGTTTCCGTCCGCATCCGTCTGGAAACCTCCGTTCTCCCAATCGAAATTATCAGAGAAGGTCAGAGGGTGATTGACGCCCCCTTCGTCGGTGTAGCCAAACTCAAGGCGGTTGGTGTCCGCATTCTTGTGGCCGGTGGGATTCAGGTCGATTACAAGGCCTGTCGTAACAGGTTCAACGGTGATGCCGATTTCGGTAACCGTCAACTTGATGTCCTTTTCCTCGTCGCCGCATTTGATGGTCAGTTTCTTTTCGCCGCTGGTTTCAGGCTTGTAATCCCAATACTGCCGCGTGCGGTCAATGGACATGGTATTGACAACCGCGCCATCAATCAGCAGCTCGATATCCGCTTTCAGGCTGGCAGGGTTGTAAACCAGGTACGGGATGCGCACCGTGGTATACTGCTGCACAGTGCCCTCAAAGCTGCACGCAATGATCGGCGTCATGTTGTTGGTCTCGGCCCAGATCACGTCCCATTCCAGCACGTTACTGGTCACGCTGACGCCTTCAACCGTGGCCGTGGCGTATACTTTGAGCCTGTGTGCGCCGTGGCTCTGCTCCGGGATGTCCTGGCGCTGCTGGCGGTTGGAAGCCGTCACAGTGGCCGTGGCAATCTCGTCGCCGTCAACGACGAAATGGATGGTTTTTTCGATGTTGTTGCCGACCGGCGTATAGTACAGCGGCAGCACGCCGGTATATACCGCAGTATCATCCAGCGTAGAGCTGACCGAAAGCGCGATTGCATCAATCAGCCAGGACTTCGTGGCGTAGATGTCATCTTCGTTCGTCACCTTGATCTTAACGCGGTTCTGGCCCTCTGTCAGGAAAGAGCCGATAGGGATGCTGTGATTGCCCTGATTGATATTCTTCGTCAGCACAATCACATTATTGACCGATACTTCCAGCACGCCCGTAGAAGTGGTGTAATCGCCGCTGCTGTCGTAATCGTAGAAGGAGAACAGCAGGTCAAAGTCCTCTCCATGGGCCATCGTCAGCGTATTGCTGGCGTTGAGAATCTGCAGCACAACCTTCGTGCCGGTCATGCCGCTGCCGCCGCCACCGCCGATGAAGCACGGGCTAACCACATCTTCACCGTTCATCGTAATGTGCAGATAGCCCGTTTCCTGGTCGTAATTGATGGCGTCAAACGCAAGACCGCCGGTGGAGATGGAAAGGGTTTCGCTGCTGTTGTCCAGATAGGTAATCAGCAGTCCTTCTTCGGTGGGTTCAATAGATTTGATGATCTCCGGCTGCAACTTGTCGAATGCCGCTTTGGAAAGCAAATCCTTGTTGATGCCTGCAGCCTGCAGCGCCGCTACGATAACGGCCATCTCGGCGCGTCGGAGCGCTTCGGTTTCCGTGCCGTTCACCATTTCCTTCTGGGTAATCAAAAAACTCGCTTCCTGCTTTACAGCAGAAACGAGTTCTTTTTCAGTTATTTTGACTGTTGCCATACGTCCTCCTTATCTGTACGCGATGTAAAGGTAGGTTCCGCCCGCCTCATTCGTGGCAATGCGCTGCTGCGGCGTTTCACCCTCGAAGAAGTTGACGTAAAAACCTTCGTCCGTAATGAGCATAGCGGTGTAGGTGTCGTCCCAGGTCGTTGCATGCGAAGGAAGATCGCTGGCTGCGCTTCTCAGACCGTAAGCGCCAAGCGCAAGGCCGCCGCATACGCCCTTCGTGGAATCGCCCATGAAGCCGTTTCCGCTGCACAGAATGACTGCAGAGGGCTTGAAACCTACGTTAATCAGGCGCTTCACCGTGCCGTCACCAGAATATACGTTCATAACGGCATTCGTGCCAATGAGGTTTTTCAGATCCTCAATCTTGGTTACTCCCGTACCGCCGCGTTCAAGCCCCAGTACGCCGGTCTCAATGCTTCCGGCGTCGTGCTTGTGATCTTTCTTCGCAGCATCGATTTTATCTGCCGTCAGTTCATGAGGGTTATCCTTGCTGCCGATATGAGCGATGAACTTCTTGACGGCAGCGGCAATCTTGCCCATCAGCGCACTCATTTTCTCGCCGGTCGCAAGCTCCGCAGGGGTTTGCGCCTCAGTGAAATTGATTTGCATGTTGCTGGGCGAAACGTTCTCAACCTCGCTCAGACCCACTTGCTTTTTGGTGACGTTATGCGGATTGGATCGGCTGTTCGCGTGATCCTCAAGGTCTTTCTTTTCCGCGTACTGCTTCTTGGGCGATACCAGCGCCGTCACCTGTTCCGCATCGCCTACCGCCACAATCAGAGTGATGGTTTGCTCTGTCAGTACGTCGGTGCGCAGCGCGGGCAGAAGCCCCGCATCATCCCCGCTGTTGGCGTATGCATAAAGCTGTTCAATGCCGTCCTCGCCCTTGCAGAAAAGCCCCAGCTCTCGCCAGTCGAAGTCGGATGTAATGTCGCCGCTGTCAAACGTGCCGGTCAGGCTCACATATCCGTCCTGGGAAGCATCCAGTTCATTGATGTCAAAGGAAACCTTCGGACTGATAAGGTCAGTCAGACTTTCCTCCGTCTGGTTGGTTCTCAGCCTGCCATCGCCGATCTTGAAGCAGGTAAACGTAATCGTTTCTCCGCCAATGGCTCGGACAAGCAGGCTCTTTCCGATGTTGGTCAAATTCGGGATCGTCGAAATCATACTCAGCCCTCCACAAAGAAGATCAGGCCATTTTCGTCGGTCAGCATATCTTCCACTTCGTCCACATACCATCTCACTTCGTCAAGCGCGACGGTCGGGACGTGGAATACCCCTTTGCTTTCTCCATAAAGGGCGCACCCGGCGTAAACAAGCATGTCCCATTTGTTCTTGAAATTGTAATAGTCAAGAACGCTGCGCACGTTCTTGACCATGTTGATGGCGTTGGTAGCCCATGTCACCTTATCAGTATCCCAAAGGCCGGTAAAGATCAGGCGGAAGTGGAACGGATCGCCGCCGTACTCTCTGGCTTCTTCCAGCTTCACATCGTCAAAATATCCGATAAGATACTGATAGATGGCTTCGCGTGTGCCGTAGAGGCTGTTGAGCGTATTGGCGTCGCGTATCCAGCGTCGTTTTTTCTCTACATCGGCATTGTAGTCATATGGGCAGTTGTATTCCCAGGCCAGCTCGTCAAGCCGCCATTCGGGCATCTTCTCCACATCCTTGACTGTATCAACGCCGTTTCGGACAGTATCGCACATGATCTGCAGCATCTTCTCGATGGCCTTTGCCATGGCAAATCCGTTCTTGTCCTCAAGGATAAAATCGGGGAAAAGCTGATGGATGCTGAAGTTAATCATGTGACCACCGCCAGTTTGATTTCGCCCTTGCAATGGGCATTCTTGGCAATGTCCGTGTATACCACGTCTCCGCCGTTGAAATTGCTGCCCTCGCCCCAGGTAACACGCAGCGCACCCGCCTGATACAGCATAACCATCAGCTTGTCCGGGTTGAACGGACGGCCAATCGTTTCATCCTGCCATGCCCGGTATTCCTCTACCGCCTCTGCGATGGCGGCGGTGATGTTGCTTCCGATTTCCTGGCTGTACTGGATATTCAGTGTGTATTTAAGCTGTGTTGCCTGACTGACTACGACAGTATCCGTCAGCGGTCGCACGCTTTCGGCGTTCAACGCCTTTTCCACGTTCTCGATGATGGCCGTGGAGCCGGTGTCGCTTGCCAGCAGCAGATATACGCCAACAATGCCGTCGCCCATATTCAAGGCTCTGGCGTCCAGAATTTCGCTGGTGACATTCTTTGCTGCACTCTCATACTGCGCCTGCGGGCCGGTCGTGGTGCTGATAAGGCCGAAGGTTCGGATGCGCTCTCGGTAGGTTTCGTCATCTTCTTCATCCTGGCCGCCGCTGGCGTCCTTCAGCACAAATATGCTCGTCACGGCAGGGTTGGGGATCATGAACTGCATTTGTGTACCGGCAAGCAGGGAATTGCCGATTCCGCCCTCGTCGTGGCAGATGATCTTTGCGGTGATCGTCTGCTCATAGCCGGTCTGCTGCACATCCTCCGCAAGCAGATACAGCTTCTCGCCGTCGGCAGTCAGTGCCGTACCGGCCTCGATGGTTTTTGCCGTACCGCTGGCATGGAAGATGATCTCAACATCGGTCGTAGCTGCCTGCGCGGGAATACGTATGCAGTTGCGTCCCTCGCCGTACAGATCGAGGTATTCACCCAGGGCATAGCGCAGCGTGTCCATGCGCAGCGCGGCGTCAACGCCCGCAAATACCTGCATGACGACAGCAAGGACGCCGCGCAGCAGCATTTCCTTTTCGTCGCCCGGATACAGCACGTCGCCGCCCGCTTCCACATAGGCTTTGATCGCTTCAAGCCATATCGCGTCAGGGTCGTATGTGAGATAATGAATTTCGTTATCCAATTCAATCACCTCCGTTACTCGTCAATGGTAATCTCAATGGTTGCTTCAATCAGAATTTCGCCGTCCTCACTCAAGGAACATTCCGCATCCACAACCTCAACATCCGGCTCCCACAGCATGATCCTGTCCAGTTCCGGCAGCAGTTTCTCTCTGAGCTGCTGGATCGGAAGGTCGTAGAGCGCCGGATCGAATCCTCTGTATCGGTCGAAAGGGACTTCTCCCATCCGGCACATCAGCAGATTCTTCGCATTTTGCAGCGTGCGCATGATGATCTCGTTATTGCATTCAAAGTCAATGGGCGCAGGCTGGTTTGTAATGATGTACTGTGCCATTCTTCACCCCTCACTTCGCAAGTGCCTTGATCTTCTTGCTGGCTGTCGATACCTTCTTAACAACTGGCGTGGTTTTCTTCGCGGGAGCCGATGCTTTCTTGGCATTGCTGACCACAGTGTTGATTTTTTTAACTGCAGATACAACGGAGCTGACCTTGGAAGCAACGGTCTGAACGGCTGTTTTAACGGCAGTAGCTACTTTCTTTGCAGTGTCAACAACTTTGCTTACCAAGGACGTAGACTTCTTTGTGGAGGTCTTTTTAGAGCCTCCCGAACTGCCGTTGCCTCCGCCGCTTCCGCCGCCGCCCGATCCGCTGTCGCTTCCCGTGCCGTCGTACTTGGCGCACTGCTTCATGACCAGTTTGACCTTGCAGCTCGTCCACGTCCCGTTTGCGGCAATGGCCGTTTCTGTGACGGAGGCTTCCACAAGCATCAACTGGCAGGCAACCAGTTTTTTTCCTCCGAGATAAAAATAGTCTTTCGCGCCATTGTGTGCCTGATTGACGAACTGCAGGGCTTCATCCTTGACGTTGCATCCTGTCAGGGCGTTCAGCTCAACAGTAAGCGAGATTTCAGACGGATTGCCATTCTTTCGGGAAACATACTTCTGGCCGCTGCCGGTCTTGTCCTCGGTTTCGCTGCTTCCCTTGATCGTCAGGCCGGAAAAGCTGCGGATCAGTGTCGGCGACACCGTAAAGGTGTGGCCCTTCCAGGAACCGATTTCAGCCATCTGTTATCCCTCCTTCCACGGTGCTTGGCTGGGAGTATATTCAGTTTCGCCGTCCTCGTCGGGTTTCTCAACAACCGGCAGAAAAAGCAACTCTCCGCCCTCAAACACCATCATGTGTACCAGGTCAGGATTGGCCGTCATCAGCTCTGCCGCATATTTCTCGTCGTCATATACAGCCAGCGCAACCGTGTCAAAGGTTTCACCGGCGCTGCACTGGTATGTGTATCCGCTAAGCGTCATGCAAACACCTCCACATCATCGCGCATCTTCTTTTCTTCCCACCACTGGTTAAGGCGTTCTTTGTCCTCAATCAGTTTTTGCTCGACACCGCTGGCGTCATTGGCTACAATGGTCGGCGCATACACAATCTGCGTAGGCATCGTTCCTCCTGCATTCAGTCCGCCGTTGCGTTCGATCAGTTCCGGCCAGGTAAATCCCGCCGCCTCGCGGGCGGCGTTGAACAGGCTGGCCACCCTGTCCGTGTGTTCTTCCGGGATCGCCCATTCCGGCCCGGCTTCACCGAAGATCGACGGAACCGTAGCGCGTCCGCCCTCGGCGAACAGGCCGCCCAGCAGACTTCCTGTGCGCACGGTGTTGACCTTCCATTTTCCGGGATTGGCAGATAGATACGCCTGTGCGCTGGCACGTTCTGCAACTGCGCTGGCATACAGGCCGGTTACGGATGCGTCAGCCGTCAGACCGGCATCCATTACGCCCTGTGCGTCTGCAAGCGCGTCGGCTGCAGCCTCGGTCTGCCCCGTCACCTCTGCCGGAATGGCTACCGCTTCGGTTTCTCCGCCTGTTTCAGGCACAACCTCCGCAGGGATCGTCGCGTCTCCCGCTGCTTCCTGAATAGCTCCTTCCGGCACGACCGGCTCAACCTGTGCTTGGATCAGGTAATCGCTGGCGTTCTGGCTGGCATTGCCGTACAGCAATGAGTACGCAGCAATGTAATCTCTGTAAGCAGAGCCAGATTCGGCAAAAACTGTGGATTCATCCGCAAGAACCTTTTCAAAATCATAGACGCTTCTAAGCCCGTCCATGATATGCTCAAGTTCATCTACGTAATATCCATTCAGAGGTTGAAAGGCGAACTCGCTGCCGTCTTCATACTTGATTCCTCGTCCGATAGCTTCAAAATAAGCTCCGAGGTCGTTCTTTTTCCCGCTGAATGCTTCCACGGTTTTTCGCGCAACGTCAACGCTGTAATTAGTGATGTATCCTTCAATATCTGCCAGAAATTCTTTTTTCTGAGCCTGATTGGTGGAATATTCACCAGCTGCAGAGCTGTATACCACACTGTCCCCGAATAGTGATGCGATGATTCCGTCATAGTTGACAACGCCGGTTTCTGCGAAGTTATCATTGATTTGCTGCATCGCATACAGCCTGCGGAGGTATGCTGCACTTTCTGTGTCGCCAAGTTTTTCATAATACGCAACCTTGTCCATCAAGCCTTCGTATCCGCCATATCCAGTAATCATTCTGGCGAGATACGGAGCAAGCTGACTTCTTACATTGTCTCCCATGAAGTCCGCTTCTCCGGCGTAGGAGTTGTTTCCGTATATATCCTTGAATAGCTTGACGGCTGTTTCGGCAGTTAGTTCTCCACTAAGGACACGATCAGCAAGGGTGCCAAGTTCGTTGTAAGTCGATGCGAGATCGCTGTTTTGGATGCTGTAATCCCACAACCGCATAAGGGCTTCATCGTACGGTTTATTGAGTTCTTCAACGTGATCTCTGTATTTCGCGTCTGTTGCATCGATAAGACTTTGATCCGCACCATCGACTATGAGGCCGCTTCTTTCGTCTAAGTACTCATTTTCCGCATCGGCAAGGGTGGCCTTGCGTGCATCCTGGATCATGCCTGCGTATTCGGTTATCGAATCGAAACTTGCAGTTTGCGATTTGTAGAGCAGTTTTTCAAGAGCTATTCTGTTCTCTCTGTCCTGTGCCTCTGCGGCGGCCTTTCCCATGGCTTCATTGTAGGACTGCATCCATTTTTGCAGTTCTGCATATTCCTCTTGGGAAATAGTTCCGTCGTCAAAAGCGCTGGTCAGCGCGTCGCGGAAGCCCTGACTGATGGACTGCGCCTGTGCAAGCGCGTTCTGATAGCTGGTATTGGTCAGCTTAATTATCTCCTGATAATCAGGATCGTAAGGTGCTTCTTCCGAGCCGCCAAAGAGCATTTCCCAATAACTCATGGTCGCTGCCGTGGAGTTGGTGATGCCCTCAAGCAGCGCCAGGTGCATATCCGATCCAAGGCTCATGAGCGATGCCTTGTCTGTTTCGGAAAGCGTCGCGCCGGTTAGCATGGAGGTCAGGAGGTCGCTGGCAAAGGTCGTGCTTGCGGTTTTGTAGCTCTCTACGGCATTGTCAAGCGCTTCTTTGAATGTGTTGACTTCGGTGTAACTCGCCTTGAAATCCTCGCCAAGCCCGGTCACATAGGCGGACAGGGATTCCGTGTCCAGCTCCATATCGCCGAAGTTGTCCGCAAAATCCGCTTCCTGCAGCTCCTTGAGTGCCGCAGCCGCAGCCGTCAGGGCAACAAGGCCAAGGCCAATGCCGCCCGCCGGGGTCAGTGCATAGCCAATCAGCCGGAACGCGCCTCCGGCAAGCATCAGGGCAGGGCCAGCCGCAGCCAGCGTCGTCGCACCGGCGACAACCGCTTCCAGCGTGTCCTTGTCCATGCTGGTCAGGCTGTTCACAATATCCGTCAAGCCGTCTGCAACACCCTCTACGGTCGGTGCAATCGTCTCGCCAATGGTAACTTCAAAGGCGCTCCAGGCCGCCGTGAACTCACGCAGCGCACCGCCAAGGCCGCCCTCCATAGTTTCCGCCATGGATTCGGTGTAGCCCGTGCTTCCGCTCTCGATCTGGTTCTGGTAATCAATGATCGTCGCCAGAGAGGAAATCAGGTTCAGCGCCGTGGTTGTGGTGCGTTTTCCGAACAGCTTGCCCAGCACATCGTTCTGCTCCGCTTCGCTCATGGTGGAGAGCGCCGCGTTCAGTTCGCCGATGATCTGGATGGCCGGTTTGAGCTGGCCGGTCGAGGAATCGTATACCGACAATCCCAGCTCGTTCATGGCGTCCGCCGTATCCGTTACGTTGATACCGGCGTCCTCCATGTAGGTCTCAAACTCCGCCCATTCCTGGTCCGAAACCTTGAATGCGTCCATGATCGTCTGCTTGCTCTTGGTTGGCGCAAGCAGCGTCAGCATGAAGTTTCGCAGCTGTGTACCGGCGTTTGTTCCCTGCATATCCTGGCCGAACTGAGAAATTCCGCCCAGGATGGCCAAAATTTCACTGCTTCCTCCGGCAAAGAACTTTGCGCCGCTGCCCAATCGCTGCATGGACTGGCCCAGTGTGTCAATGTCCGCAGCGCTGATGGCGGCAGTTTTCGACATCTGATCCGAAAGTGTATTGGCATACTCCATCGGCAATCCCAGGGCATTCAGCGTGTAGTACAGGTAATCGAGCGAATCCGCAAGGTCGATATTGGCAGCCGTCGCCAGATTCATTACCGTTGGCATCAGCGTTTTGGTCTGATCGATATTCAAACCAAGCTGTGCCATCAGCACCTCGGCGTGTCCGGCCTGCTCCATGGTGTATTTACTTGTCTGTGCAATGGCTCGGTTGTACTCAGTGAGGGTACGCATCGTTTTCTCGTCGTACTCTCCAAGAGCCTGAACCTCGCGCATTACGTCGTCATAGTTGACGTACTCTTCGACGCTCTCCTTGCCGAAGTTGATGATCTTCTGACTGAGCGCGTCAACATGGTTTCCGACGCCAATCAGCGCCTCGCCGATCTGTCCAAAGGAATTATCGACGCGACCGCTAAGGGCGATAATGGTTTGTAGGGTCTGCTGTCCCATTCATTCACCGCCTTAACGCGGCGATTCCGAAGGATATATTGCCTTTACCCGTAGTGGCTTGTGAGGCCGGGCGGGCGAGGCATCAGAATGCCGCGAGGATCATTCCATGCCCGTCGTCGAACATGAAAAAATAAACGCGGTCGCCAGCCTTGTAGGCAGCGCCGCTTGCGGCAGGGATCGCGGGAGTGGTAATGCCGTCACGGGTGTACGATTTCACCTTGTAGCCGGTGGCGCATACTTCTTCCACAACACCCCGCTCGATGGTTGCTCCGTTATTGTTCATGTTTGATCCTCGCTTGTGTTCTTGATATATTGTTGGCCGTATATGCAGGCGTCCAGACATTCGCATTTGCGCTGGGTGACGCATCTGCTGTCTTTCCCGCTGCATAAATAGCTTTTTATCAATCTGTTCGTGGTGATCTGTTTGTTTTTCTTTTTATATTTATGTTCAACCGGCTCAACGCCGGGCTTGCTTGCGTGGTAAATAATCAGGCCGTTCATCTTGGACATGGCATTATCCCACCGTAGCGATGCAGCGCAGCAGTTTGGCGCTGCTGCTCTTTCTCATGAAATCGTGCGTAACCTCGTCAATCAGCCATTCGCCCGCAGCGTCCGTCGCGCTGTCAATGTCGATGCGGCCCATAGCCGTCAGACCGGGATTGAACTCCATGCTGATGTGAAGTTCTTCTGCCTGTCTGTTTTTCAGCAGCAGCAGTCCGCGCGACCATCGACCGGCTTGTGCGCTGTCAAGAGCGGGATAATGGGTGTATGTTTCTGCGTTTGCGGAAACTGCCGCTACATCGGTCGCTCGTCCTTCTGCAAACGGAGTTTTGATCGTGACGCCGGATATCTTTGCATTCTCTCTGCGAAGATACCTAACGCCCTGCTGGCTTGCGGTGATCTCAATGGTCTGCCCGGCAGTCATGCGCTGCATGGCGTCAATGGATACGCCCATCAATCGTCCGTTGTATGCTTTGAGCGTAGCGCCCTCCCAGCCAAGAATGCGATTCAGAAAGGCCGGAGCGCTTTCGTCCTGCCGAAGCAGGAAGGGATAAAGGATGTCTCCGTTCACGCCGTACAATGCACTGTTCATGCCGCATTCTGCAGCGCAAGCCGTCATGATGTCAGATAACTTCATTGCCTCATAGGCTCCGTTAGCCTTGCGCCTCGCGGAGCTGGGCGTGCTTGTGGCCAGAATGCGGTATTTGCCTGCTTCCGGCAGAATGGTGTTGAGATACAATTCTCCCGTATCGTAGCTGCCGTCAGTCACCCGGATCACATCATCCGTCTTGGGCTGCCAGCGATACCATGCGGCGGCGTTTTCAAGTACCAGCTCAAGACAGTCGCAGCGACCGCCGGATACGTCGCGGTGGATGCCTTTTACCACATCCACATCATCCGTGATGTTTGTCCCTTCGTAGTAGAGCTGCATGTTCTCCGCCTCCCCGGTAAAGAAACGGAGCGCCGGTCGTTCCCGGCGCTCCGTTATTCATTTCTTTTTTCTGGATTCCAGCACTTCGCGGATGGCGTGCCTGAAATCGTGGAACATGGGAATCGTCATGTCCATGTACACACTAACAGGCGTATAGCTTGCCATCGCTGCGTCGGTTATTCGCCGAAGGTATTCTTGCCGGCTTCCTGCGCCGACCTGACCAAAAAAACCGTCGCCACCTGGACGGCACGCATGGCGTCCGCAAGGCCGATGCGTTCCTTGATGTCGGTAACATCCAGCCCTTCCGTACACTTTGCGGCGGCGGCAGCAAACAGGCAAATCGCCTGCTTCTTGGAGATATTGAAAACATTGCGGTTGTTGGGGTCGGAATCCATCGCCTCAACGTATTCCCAGCCGGTCAGCTTGGTAAAGTCGTAATGCAGTTTGGTAACATCCTCGCTGCGGGAGCGAATCGGGGTAGCCAGTTCCAGCGTTCCCTTGGAAAGCATACTCAGAGGGATGGGAGCTGCTTTCTTGGGTTCCTGCTGCGCAGTCTCATTGTTCCGGGTTTCCTGGTTTTCGTTGTTGTTCTTGATGTTTTCGTCCATGGTTTTTTCTCCTTTTTTGTTGATGACGGGGCAAAAGCGCAAATGTTTACGTTTTTGCCCCGCGTGATACTGCTTCCTTACTTGAGCAGGTTCTCGATCGTGCTGGTGTAGTCAACGCCGTTGAACTTGATAACGCCTGCCATCGCATCAATGACAGTCGTGATCTCGCCGTTGATTTCCTCCTCGTAGCGCAGAACGGAAT